GCATGGATACCCAGCGCGAGAAACAGCAGTTAGAGGCGATGTGGCAGTCAGGAAACGCGCCGTGGAAGATCTGGGAATAGGTTCACACGCCTGCTTTCCGGAAGCCGCTGTGAGGATCGCAGAAAACGGCTGCGCGGAGAGCAAAAATCCGTAAATGGAGATACGAAAATGTATAATATATTAATCAAACATAATGATAGTAAAACACTGTGGCAATTATATGGTACGACCACTTCTGCTGCATCAAATACGGAAACATTTACACCATTCGAGGCAGATAATTTAGAAAATTTAAAAGCAGAAGTTATTCGATTGGATGCAATGTATGGTCATGAAAATATTAAAGTTGTAAAAACTATTGAATATACAGTGGATGTAACTATCTCAGACGATAAATAAGGAGGTGTCAAATAGTGGCAGCTAATCTATTAAAAGTTGGTAATGATCCAAACTCAGCAATCAAAACATTTTGCGTAGATACTATTGAAGAAATTGCAAAACTTCCTACTATGGAACATGGTGCAACAGGTGATTTTGCAAATATTCCTGGTCTTGAATCTCCTGCTCCAATGGGAAGTCAAGCTATTGTAGGAAATGAATCAGGCACAGTGAAAATCTATATGCTGTTTTCATTTGGTTGGAAAGATACAGGCACAGAATAATGGATGTATTATCTTATATTATCGCCAGTAGGCTTCTCTCCTGTTCTGGTGGAAATGGAGCAAATATTAAACTAGATGAAAATGGAAATATTATTACAGATGAAGATGTGATATTATATGTAGATTTCCCTACCGCAAGTTTGATGACTGATGGAGATATATTCTCAGTTGCAAATAGTTATTTAATCGCAAAAATTATTGGTGATGTTGTTGAGTCAAATAAGAAAGCATGGATTTACTCAATGTTGTAAAAGAGTCATTCACGATGATGTGGGTGGCTCTTTTATTATGCAATTTTGTTGTTTCGTATAGAGTGATTATTTCACTCTGCGATTATATTTAAAGGTTTCCTTCATAAATGTAGAACGACTATTATTCTACCCCCAAGCCTAAAATAGTCGCTCTATACGAGACAATAAGGCGTTTCCAGATTGGGAAACAATCGTAATAAAAAAATAAACAAGGAGGATTCTTTCATGAAAACAGTGAAAAATCAGAATGACAAATCAATGAAATATGTTGAGAGCAAAATATTAAGAGATGAAACAATAAATAATGTTTCTTATGATTTTCTCGACAAAATGAAAGTAGTACCGTATTTAACAAATGATATGGTAATCAGTACAAGTCAAGCTGCAAATTATTATGAATGTGGACTTGAGGCAATTAAAACTATTATTAAAAGGAATAGAGCTGAATTTGAAAATGATGGTATGATAGTTTTAAAAGGTAAGGATTTAAAGACTTTTAAAAAGGAAATAGGTGAGGTTCAATCTGAACCTACCTTCACTTATGCGTCTAGTCTTACTATTTTACCAAAAAGATCATTACTTCGTATAGGTATGATTTTAACCAATAATGAGCTTGCAACAAAAGTTAGAAATTATCTTTTAAACATTGAAGAAAAAACTGATTTTGATAGAAAATCATGGGCTATTCAAAGAGAAGTTGGAATAATTGAAAGAAAACGTATGACTTCTGCTATTGCTAAATATATTCCAAATACACGTCATAAGCAATTCGCATATCCAAATTATACAAATATGATTTATAAGATTTTATTTCAAAAAACAGCAAAAGAATTACGAGAAGAACGAAAGTGTAAAACTAACGATGCACTCAGAGATACATTTTATGAATCTGAATTAAAACAAGTTGAGGAAGTTGAAACCATTGTAACTGGATTAATTAGTATGGATTTTACATATAAACAAATTGAAGAAATGTTAAGAAGTAGGTATTTGAAAAGAATAGCATAATTGTTATTCTTATTTTTATGTTTATTTTTACGGAGAGTGGTTTTTATACTACTCTCCTATTTTAATGGAGAAATATATATTGACTATAAGCGGTTGGCGTTTGTTGTCCTGTCGGTGGGACGTAGTTGAATCTTTAGAGTGAGAAACCTTTGACTGATCATCTTAGGTATAGTAGATACTCGCACTACTCTCTCACTCTATTTTACTAATGATGTTTGCGAGTGGAAAGCGAGAAAATGAAATAATATCTAAAAAGAAAACAACAGAAGAATATAAAAAGCAAATGTTCAATATTTGGAAAGATGAATATAAATTATTAAGTGAATACAACGGCAATCTTAATAAAGTACATGTGCAACACATGAATTGTAAAAATGATTATTGGGTTTTACCTAATAAATTAGTTGCAAATTCTCCTGAAAATAGAAGAAAATGTCCATTTTGCTATGGTGGTGTTAAATATACAGATGAATATGTAAATAAAAGATTGTTTGAATTATATCATGGAGAATACGTGTTTGTAGAAAAATATATAAATTCATTAACTCCTATAAAATGTTTACATACAAAATGTAACAATACTTATATGGTGACTCCAAATGATATTCTAAATAGCCATCGTGGATGTCCATTTTGTGCGCATAATCAAAAGAAAACAACGGATAGTTTTAAAAATGAAGTTTTTGAATTGGTTAAAGATGAATATACAATACTAGGAGAATATATTACATCGAGAGATAAAATATCTATAAGGCATAATAAATGTAATACTGTTTATGATGTTGTTCCTAATAATTTTTTACGTGGTTGTCGGTGTCCAAAATGTTCAAAATCGAAACTTGAAAATAAAACAGAAGAAATTTTAAAAACTAAGAATATCAATTATAATACTTGGAAAACATATCAAGATTTAGTTGGTATAAATAATAATTTATTATCATATGATTTTTATTTACCAGATTATAATATGTTAATTGAATGCCAAGGTATTCAACATGAGCAACCTGTAAACTTTTTTGGTGGAGAAGAACAATTTAAAATTCAAAAAGAACATGATAAACGAAAAAAAGAATACTCAAAGTCTCACAATATTGAATTATTAGAAATTTGGTATTACGAATATAACAATGTAGAGGAAATTTTAACAAGTCGATTGGCACTAAAACAATCGGCTTAATTTTATGCAAAAATGAAGGAGGTGATGTTCTTGGCTAATAGAAAACCCAGACAATCAAGAGAAGAAGCAATTCGTGAGTCAATGAACTCACCAATAAAACTTGATCCAACAATCACATTTAGTATTCCAAGAGCCAATGTGCAATTCGATCCAGAAAAACATAAATACAAATGCTCATGCTGTGGAAAAGGATTTAATAATTTAAAACAGAATTTTCAAAAGTCTGGTAGTCCATTATTTCAGGCAAACGATGGATATTTACCTTGGTGTAAGGAATGTACTGACAAATACATGAATACATTAGTTGCTTTCTATTGTGGTAATGAAGAACATGCAATTAAACACTTTTGTCAACAAGTGGATTGGGTATATAATATTGAACCTTTAAAAGCAGCTAGAGAAATATCTTCTGATAGAAGCAGAATTTCTCATTATGCAGCAAAGAAAAATTTGAATGTTGGAAGTATGAAAACGTATTTTGATTCTATGGTAAATGATTATGAAGAAAAACAAGGACAACTTATTTTATCCAGAGAACAGGCAAAACAGGATGATGTTAATATCTCTGCTTCTGCTGTTGATAGATGGGGTGTTGGTTTTACGGAAGCTGATTATAAGAATCTTGATGATCATTACCGTATGTTGAAAAAGAATAATCCAAATGCTGATAATAATCAGGAGATTTTTATTAAATCATTATGCAATATTAATATGCTAATGGTTAGGGCTTTAACAAAAGGTGATGCGAAAGAATATAGCAGTCTTGTTGAACAATATAGCAAAACATTTAAACAAGCAGGATTGAGAACCATTGAAGAAAAAGATTCAAGTAATGATGAAGTTTTTGGTGTGACTCTTGCTACTATTTCTCAATATACACCAGAAGAATTTTATAAAGATAAAGATTTATATAGTGATTGGGATGAAATTGGAGATTATTTTGAACGTCATGTATGTAGACCAATGGAAAACATTATGACGGGAAGTGACGTAAGAGATAAAGAATTCTTTGTTCCAGAGGAAGATGAAGATGAATAATTTGAATCAATATCCTGCGGACGATAACCAAAAAGAACTATATAAGAAATTTCCTTCTACTCACTATTTGAGTAATCCTATGAATGTAATACATAGCTTGGCATGGTGTACATTTTGGCGTAGAAATATGCACAGATTTGTAAGAGATTACTTAAAACTTTCATTATATGTTTATCAAGAATTAGCAATATATTTAATGGGTATATCTAACTTCATTTGTATAATTGCTAGTCGTAATGATGCTAAATCATTCATTATAGCATTATATGCTTGTTGCAGATGTATTCTGTACCCAGGAACCAAATTTCGTATAGGATCAGCTACAAAAAAACAGGCTAAATTAATTGTTTCTGATAAGATACTTGATGAGTTATGTGAATGGAGCAAACCATTAAAAGCTGAAATAGCTGATTGGAGTACAAGTGAAAATAATATTTTTGTAAAATTTAAGAACGGATCAAAAATAACTGTATTTGTAGCAAACGACAACGCTCGTGGTTTGAGATCAAATGCTATTTGTCGAGAAGAATTTAGACAGATTGATAAAAAAATCGAAGACTCTGTTATTTCTCCGTTCCAGACAGTTAGAAATCAGCCATATATGCTTAATTCATATTATGGTGAAAATCCTGTTTTACAAGAAGATCCCGTAGACGTTTATATCAGTTCAAGTTGGATTGATAACGGAGCGTGGATTTGGGATATTGTAGACCAAGCATATACTGGTATGCAAAAGCATAATGGTTCAGTGCTTTTGACATTTGATGAAAGCATTACATTGAAGCATCATTTAAAAACATTAAAACAGCTCATTAAGGAAAAGAAAAAACAAGACCCGATTACATGGAAAATTGAGTTTTTAAATCTTCGTGTAAAAGATTCTATGTCTTCTTATTTTACTTATTCAATGTTAATGAATAGGCAAATCTCAAAACATGTCTTCTATCCTCGTGAAACAATCGACTTTAAAACAAATAAAAGAAATAAATATGCTATTCCTAAGATTGACAATGAGGTAAGAGTAATATCAAATGATATTGCATTTGTTGCAGGTGCGCAGAATGATAATTCTGTATACGCTTGCATACGAGGTATTCCAGAATCTTCTACTTATCTTTCAAATGATAATGAAATTGAAATTAAACAAGGTTATCGAAGACAATATCCATATATTGAATCAAATCAGATTGGTGATACTACTTTGCAAGCAATTCGTATCAGACAATTATATGAAGATTTTGATGCTGATTATATTGTCATAGATGCTAGGAATGGGGGATTGCAGATAATTTATTCATTGCAAAAAGTATTATTCGATGAAGAAAGAGGCGTGGAATATTCACCATTACGTTGCATGAATGTCGATGATTATGCAAAGGTGTGTCCTGATCCAAACGCACCTGCTTGTATATATGCTATTAATGCTACTCAATCATTAAATAGTGATATTGCTACAGCATTTAGAAAAAATCTTATTGAAAATAAAATAGATTTTCTTGTAAATTACAATACTGCCAAAGAAGAAATCTTATCAAATAATAATGATTATAAGAATGAAATTGATACAAATAAACAGATAGAATATGAACGTCCATTCCTTGAAACACAAGCCATGATTAGTGAATGCGCAGAACTTCAATATGAAAAAATGCCGCAAACAGGAATAATTAAAATTTATGAACAAGGTAAAAATCGTAAGGATAGATATACCGCTTGTTCATATGGCTCATATTTCTTTGACCAATTAGAGCTTGATATGATGGGAAATTCAAGTGATTACGAATATTGCACCTTAATAAACTGAAAGGAGGCGACACATGCCAGAAGAAGTAAAACGCAAGAGGGGTCGCCCTCCAAAACAAAAACCAATAGAGCAACAGGTTGTAGAATTAAATTCGCAATCTTCAACTGTACAAAATAATAACTATGAATTTAGTAGTTGTGTTACTACAAGTTCTCTGAATTTAGATAGTCTTCTATTTTCATGTGGACTATATAATTATTTTTCAAAGTCTACAATTGACTGTGTAATCAGAGATCCCGTTACTTATCATGATGAAGCCATTCATTTATCTGATTTAGTATATACAAAAAATGGTATTGTATCTAATTCTATAGATTACATGACTGCTCTCCCATGTCTGGATAGAGTGATTACCATAAAAAGTAAACGTAGTGTAAAAAAGATAAAAGAGAATAAAGAAAAAATGTCAGCTACATTGAAAACTATTGATGATAAATTGTTTATTCGTGATGCACTACATACAGAAATGCGTGAAGGCATAGCTTTTTATTATTTTGATATACGAAAACCAAGCAACGACTTTCAACAATCTATGTCTGATTATGATGTAGAAAACATCGTTGAAATTAATGAACTTGGAATCAATGCAAGGATTGTTACTCTTCCTTGGCAATATACAAAAATTGTTGGAAAGAAAAATGGTCGTTATGTTCTAGCTTTTAATCTTAGATATTTTGATGATTTCACTGGTGATACGCAGGAAAGAAAATTAAAGAAATATCCAAAAGAAATATCAGATGGATATAACAAAAAACGTAAAGGATTAATTAAAGATTGGTTAATTCTTGATAGTGATAAGACCATGTGTAGAAAAATCAAATGTAAAGACTCTGAGCCTTGGGGACGAAGTTTGATTATTGCTGCATTAGAAGATGTTTTATATAAAGATTATTATACTGACACTAAGCGTAATGTGTTAGATGAAATCAATAATAAAATAATTTACGAAACATTTCCAGAAGGTAAAGATAAAGGTACTTGTGCTTTAAGTAAAAAACAGCAAGAAGACCAACATAACACTGTCAAACAAGCTATTATGACTAAAAATAGTAAAGGTGGAACAAGTTTCTTCTCTGTCGCAGCAGGTACAAAATTAGATTCTATTGATATTGATTTAGATATTTTTGATTCTAAAAATGAATCAGACTTAAATAATAATATATCTTTAGATTTAGGTATTTGTGCATCATTAATCGGTGCAATGTCAACGGGTAATTTTGCATCTGGACAATCAAATTTGGAAATGATAACTGCGCAACTATATACATGGGTTTATGAATGGCAAACAGAATTAAATTATGTAATAAATAAAAATATCATTAAAGATGATAAAAATAAAGTGGAAATCTACTACTTCCCTACTTCTTTTGTAAATAGAAAAACATTCTTTGATCAAATGAAGACACTATATTCGGAAGCAAGCGGTTCATTAACTTTCTTGGTAGCAAGCGCAGGTATTGATCCTGATGTGTATTTTAATATTCTTGACCAAGAAATTGAAGATGGTATATACGACCGCTACAAACCCCATGAAACAAGTTATACTTTAAGTAAAAATCAAGAAGATTCTAATGGAAGACCACAAATAGATAATCCAACTAATGAAAATACAATTATAAGTAAATCAAATAATGCAAATGATTTGCCAAGTCCTAGTGATAATAAATAATAAAGAACTATTTCGGTAGTTCTTTTTATTATACAACTTTTTAACAAGGAGGATTAAATTATGTTAAATAATATCCTCGAAATTTCTAAACGTGCTTCTAAAAATGGTCGTGTACCAATCAAGATTGCTCTTCTAAAAATCCATAATGATTCAACAAGTACAAATAAAAATGGACTTCATTGGAAAAAAGAATATGTTCAAAATGCAATGGATAGTGTAATTGGTATGCCATTATGCACTGAATTTGCAGATGATGATAAAGAAGTTCCAATTGGTCATGGATTGACAGGAAGTGAGTATGACTCCAATGGAAATGCTCAACCTGTTTTTGAAAACTCAGTTGTAGTTGGAACGTGTGAATCAGTTTCTATTGAAACTATTATAGATGAAAACGGAAACGAAATAGAAGTTCTTGCTACAGATGGATATTTATATAATCAGCGTTATCCAAAATTTGTCAAATGGGTAAGAAAAAATTATGCAATTGGAAAAGTAGACACATCTATTGAGATTATGGGAACACCAGAAAACGAAAATCAAATTATTTATGAAGAAGATGAACCAAAAGAAGAGTTTCGTACTCCGAAAACATTTTGTTTTACTGGTTCAGCAATTCTTGGTGTTTCACCAGCAGATGATGATGCCATTGTATTAGAAGTCGCTCAAAAGAAAGAAAACAAGGAGGAAAACAAAGAAATGGAATTTAATATGGATGAAATTAAAAACACAATCCAAGCTACTATTTCTGAGATGAATGAGAAATCTGAATCTTATGAAACAAAGATTTCTGAGTTAAATTCTCAGATTGAAGCAAAAGATGCCGAATTAGCAGAAAAGGATTCTAAAATTTCTGAACTTAATGCTTCAATCGCTGATATGCAGAAAGCTCTTGATGACATTAGAGCAGAACAATCATCTTCTTGGGATCAAATGAGAATCCTTGAGGAAGAAATTGCTAAAGCCAAAGTAGCTGAAAAACTTAGTGAAGTTGATTCTGCTC